AGAAGGAAGGGAAGACCCTTGCCATAGGTGGAAACCCTAATGCTATGTTAGCGTCTGCCCACTAATAACCCTACACATTGTGTGTCAACTAGGGAATACCCTTCTTTGTAACTAAATGTGTTATCCACAGCCTGTGAATAGTTTGTGGATAACTATAAATCTACCTATGGAGACACCTGGGGATAACTTGTGAATAGTCCCTGGTGACCGGGAAAACTTTCCTAGAGGGTAGAGGTACCTTGACCCAGAAAAACGGCGCTATGGCCCTTCTAGGCCCCTTGCCGGGTCTGTGCCACATTGGTGCATACGTCCCCTGGTGCGTAGATGAGAATGAGAAGCATTCACTTGGCACGTTTCTTGCTACGTAGTTGAACACAAGTGAGAATGATTCTCATTACCAGTAAGCGACGACGAGCGCCGCGAGTCCCTTTATCAATTGATAAACTATTGACATACCTATATATAAATACATATATGTATATATAATATATAGCTGGGGGTAGTTATATATGTATGTATGATTGTTATAACCTATATAGTATATACTACTGTTATAACATAGGGTTTACCTGGGGGTCTGTGACCCCTAGCAGCATGCACCCCCTCACAGCTTCACAGCAGGCAGGCAGGCACCCCCACCCCTGGGGGCAGGGGGTAAGGTATTTGTTTGCACGAGTACGTAAAAATCCCTCACAGAAATTCTTGTATGTAGACTCCTTTACTAATATTCCCTAACGGGAGTGGTTTGCTCTCCCTCCCACCCACCGCTCAATAGAGTTTAAAAGCGTTTTAAAGCCCCTAGACGGCGTGAACGGAACGGTCCAGCTACCCTGGTAGCTTCCACCCTCTTGCCACCCCTTAAAACTCGTTTAAAAAGGTTTGTACCAAACTCACAATTATTTTTAGTAAACCTATTGACAAATAGAAATTTTATGCTATAATGTTTTTCAGCAGGCGAGGAAGACGGTAATCCGCTGGCCTCATAAGCCAGAGACACTTGGTTCAACTCCAAGGCACTGCAACCAACAATAAACACCAATGTCAAAGCTCACATTAAATTCTATTGGAAGTCGTTATGGCAGCGTAGATGCGCTGAATGACAACTTTGATTCCATTGAAGAGGCGTTGAATAACACCCTAAGCCGGGATGGCTCGGGGCCTAATTCAATGGAAGTCCCCTTGGACATGAATGGACAACCCATTTTAAATGCCTCATCCGTAGACACAGGTGACCTCCGAATTAACGGTGTGTCAGTTGAACCGGGTAATTTTGTTTCAGTGAATGCCACTGTGATGCCGTTTGAGTTTACGGCAACTGCGGGGCAAACTTCTTTTTCAGTAGCCCCATTTGTCCCTTCTTCAGTGGATGCTGTAGTGGTGTTGGTAGACGGCATTGAGCTAAAACCATCCACTGTAAGCCTCAGTGGTTCCACTGTGAGTTTTCCCGCTCTTTCCGTGGGGCAACAAGGTGTGGTGCGGGTGTTTACTCGGGACATCGGGGGAATTCCTTTTGTCCCGACTGCCAATTTGCTTCCTGGCCGTGCTGAAGATGCCAGCGGCGGCCCAGCCGACGAAGCCTCTTTTCACTTCCGACGCCGGGCCAACTACAATGGCGGCACGCCTGGATTTGTAAACTCAGCAGTTCGCGTAGATACGTTTGTAGAAGGTCCGTCGGGATTCGGTTCTCCATCCACAGCCTCATCGTTTGAGTGGGCACTCACCGCTGTAGTACACAACTACAGCAATGCGGGCGAAAACGTAGGTGGCTACTTACAAGGACGAAAACATTCAACTGGCCCCACTTGGGGAGCCACCATTGAAGTTTTGGAAATGGTGCCTACCAACAACCCCACAACAGGAACGGTTGCCTTAGAAATTGATGTAAATTGCAACGGCACTGACAACGCGCCCCCTTACGGGGCAAGAGTTGGCGTTGATTTGGCTATTCGTAAAAACCCTCTCATCGTCTCCACAACGCCTGCTCACGTTTCGTGGGGGTTTAGAATTCAAGGGGATGCAGGTGCAGTAGTTGACCGTGGGTACTCTTTTTTTCCTGGGATGACAGTTAACAAAGGATTCGACACCTCTACTGCTACAGTGACGCAAGCCGCTTATGTGATGGCCGAGAACCAACCTATTGCGTTCAATGCTGCGTTGTCAAAAAAACTATACCACGACAGCACCGGGTTCCGATTCGCGGATGCGGCCAACACCATCCTTGCCAAAATCACCGACACCGGGGCATTTCAAGGGGCCGGTGGCGTACAGATTATCGGCGCTCGGCAAGCCGGCTGGGGCGTGCCTACAGGAACCGCTACACGCACTACGTTTGCAACTAGCTCAGTGACTTTGGAACAACTAGCACAACGTGTTAAGGCACTGGTAGACGATTTAACGCTACACGGTCTAATTGGAGCCTAACCATGAGCAATTCAAAACGTAACGTAGACAATCTTAGCAAATGGGTTGTAGGTAACCAGACACCCATTGCCGCATCGAAGATGCGTATTGACAACTTGTTTGAAAGCAGCCAGTTTAAGCTCGAAGACGAAGCTGGCGTTTGGGCGCAGCAGACGTACACGGGTTGGGGCTTCTCGCAAGAGTTTACTGCTACAAGCGTGCCGTCTGCGGGCGGCTCTCCGCTGACCACGGGCTTTTTCTACGCCAACAACAACGGCAGCCCCGGTGACGTAGTAGCCCTCGTCGCTTCCGCCATCGCGCGGACAAGCAATGACACGGTGTTCGGCGCGAACATCCTCGCGCGCAACAGCCCCGGGAACACCAATACCAAGCTGGTCGGCATGGAAATCGACTTGCAGCCCACGGCCGGCACGACAGTGGACACCGGCAGCGCTGGGCTTTTTATTAACGCCTTCAATGTGGCGATGACGGCACCGGCCATTCAGATTGGCGCAGTTGGCGGCGGCTCGTTTTCAAACGGAGTTGTCATCAGCGGCATTACGCAAGCGGGCCTGAGTCCAAACGGTCCGACTACGATGAACTCGTTGGTAAACAGCGGCGGTGCCACCTACAACGACGCGGCAGTTGTGCTGACCAACTCGCACAAGCTGCGGCTATCTGGTACAGCAACTTCTCACGGCTTCCTTTACAACGACAGCAGCAACAACGTGCGAATGGTTGCTGGCTCTAATGGCCGCTGGATTCTACGCGACAATGGCGACACGACTTCGCTAGTAAGCCTGTTAGATGTTGGAGGGCAAGGCGTCGTTAACATCGAGACAACAGGTGGAGAATACAGAATCAACTCTGTACGTCTTCTTGGGTCTAGAATTACTGGTTGGGGAATTGCAAATGCTGCCGTTCGCCCCGCAAGTTTTGACGCATCTACGGCAACTCTGTTACAAACTGCACAAGCAGTTGCTGCTCTCATTAACGACCTTCGTACACACGGACTAATTAACACATGACACAACTAGAACACATTGCCAATCAATTGGCCGCGCAACGTAATAATGCTCTTGACTCCCTTGCTATTTCTGAAGCTCGTGCTCAAGTATTGGTAGCAGAAGTTACTTCTCTAAAGGAAGAGCTTGAAAAGGTTCAACAACGCCTTCACGATGAAGTGGCTGATAGGCGGGCGTAATGGACTTGGCAGAATTTGGTAAGATGCAGGCTAAAATTGAGCAGCTTGAAAAAGATGTGGGGGAGCTTACGAAGGATGTAAAAACCCTTCTTGCACTTGCAAACAAAAGTAAAGGGGGCATTTGGGCAGGCATGACGTTGGTTGGTGTCTTCTCAAGTGCAATTACATGGATTGTCAGCCATCTACCATTCTTCAAGCCGTAACCTAGCATGCGCCCAAGTGTACGTCAATGTAAAGACACACTCCTTTTAAAGGAACTTCATCAAGCGTGTTTTCCTTACGACGCACATCCAAACTACACAGAAGGCTATTGGTACATTGTTGGCGATGAAAGACAACCCCTTGCTTTTGCAGGGTTGCAGCATTCAGTGCGGTGGCAGGACACAGGGTATTTAGTTAGAGCCGGCGTACTGCCTGAGTATAGAGGTTGTGGTATACAACAACTCTTAATTAGAGTAAGAGAGCGTAAAGCCCGAGCTTTAGGATTAAAGTGGTGTATCACTAGTACGTATAAAAACACACCTAGTGCAAACAACTTGATTCGTTGTGGCTATCTTTTGTATGACCCTACGATTCCTTGGGGTGCAAAAGGAACACTGTATTGGAAGCGCGATTTACATGGATCGATCTAAATACCAAGACAAAAACGGCAAAAACATCACAGTAGGACTCTTTAAAGAGTGGGCCCGAGTCGATGTTAAGTTCAAACCCATCTACTCCCTCCCCCTTGTAAAAGAAATGTTTTTAGCAGCTAAAGACCCCAGTGAGTATAAAGCTGCCATGTCCATTGTGGGAGATTGGGAGCACTGGCAAGAGATTCGCAACCACCCCTACATCAAACCTTATGTAGAGAAGTGGCAAGAGGAGTTGGCAGTGTTGCTGCGCTCAGAAGCCATTTCTGCCATGCAGTCACACGCACGAGCCCCAGGAGGCACAGCGGCAGCAAAGTGGCTGGCAGACAAAGGGTATTTGGGCGAACTACCTGAGAAAAAGAAAGTTGGTAGGCCAGCTAAAGAAGAGGTTGAAGCAGACCACTCCCGTGTTGAAAGTAAACTAGCTCCAGTGTTGTCCCTTATTGGTAAGGTAGCAAATGAATAGAGGTACTACATGGGTTAATGCTGATGGATTGGTAGTAGGTGGCGGTAGACGTACAGCAGTAAACGTAACAGAGCTTGACGAACGCGCCATTGACGGTGAACTACGCTTAACTCCACAACAGCAAGTCTACTTAAAATCTCCAGGCAATCTTTCTGGCGTAACGTATGACGCGAGTAATCGTGCAGTGGCCTGGACCATTGACGGAATTAGCTACACCACCAACTACTCAAGTGGGTTCATCACAGTAGCAGGAACTGACGGCACCGTTGTCACCGTTGCTGTAGACCCTGCTAATAGAATTACTGGAATTACGTCATGAAACAATATAGCACTGCCGATTTACGTCTTCAAACCATTAACTATTGGGCTTCGTTTACACACGCCCGCAACGACGTTGATGTGGCGCGTGTCCATGCTTTTCAAGCACTTGTGCGTGAGAATGAAGACCTCTCTGTCCTCACTGACAAAGAAGTGTCAGAGGCTTATGGTGGTAGAGGCTGGGCTCCCATTCCTGTCTGTATTGAGTGCGGGGCACGAGAGGATACAAATGTGTTGTTTGGCGAAAAGGAAGTTCCTGTTTGCCTAGAGTGCTTAACCAAAGCTGTGTCATTTGACAAACCCAAAAAGAACTTTCTAACTCGTTTGCTAGGAAACTAACATGGCTACAAATTTTTCAACTACTCTTCGTACTTCCATTGTAGGCGCACTAGTTACTGCCGCAGGCGCAGGAGCAAAACTAAAGTTTTATAGCGGCACACGTCCTTCCGGTGTAGCCGCTGTTGGCGGCGGCACTACTCTACTTGGTACTGTAACATTGAGTACAACCATCGGTACTACCAGTAGTGGTGCAATTGACTGGGACGAGGCTGGCGCTACGCAGAGCAACGGTTCGCACGTCAGCGGCACGCCTACCTTTGTGGACCTTACCACTTCAGGTGATACGGTGTTATTTCGCACTGACCTTACGGGCGGTAGTTGGACATTCACTGGTTCAATTGCTACTGGTCAAAACATCACCCTATCTTCACTAGTAACGACTGCTGGTAACGCATAAGTGGCAACTGCAAGGGACAAAACCTACGGAGCACTCTCCGGGGACATTGTTTACGGTGGGCGTTGGCGCCCCGGGCCGTTCGGCACGATGGTGCTCGACGACACGGTGTTGTCGGGGGGCTTCGCGGTGGAGGCTCCGTTTCCGTATGTCCTGCCGCCCGCTGATGGCGTGTCCAACTTAGCCGCGTTCATTGGTGACTCAAACGTCGAACACCCGTTCAAGGCCACGCCGCTCTACTGGATGATGGGCCTAGTTGGCGCACCGCTTGAAGTGCTGGCGAACAGCGGCAAGAGCGGTGTTACGATCCAGGGCCTTGTGTCGCAGATCGACCAGCTCTACACCAACGGCGCCGATCCCGGGCTCGATGGCTTGCCGGCGCTTGGCTGGATTTTCATACAAGCCGGCACCAACGGCCTGCGCGATGCGACCTCGATTCCACCCGATCAGCAGGCGCACATCCTCAACCTCAACAACAAGGCCAAGGCGCTGGCCGAGCATGTGGTGTGGGTGACGATGCCACCGGCTGGTGGCGTGAGCACGACCAAGCAGCGCGGATACCCGGTGTTCCGCGAGTACATGCAAGGTTTCGTGACCGCCGACACTTCTGGCCGCACGCACCTGCTAGACCCGTGGGGCACCACCATAGACGGCAGCGGCAACATCATCCCCGAGTTCTGGCTGGTGGACGAGTACCACCCGAGCTACGCGGCGGGGGCTGTGGTTGGTCTGGAAGCCAAGTCGCAGTTGGAATACTTATTCAGCAATCAGGCATACAGTCGCGCCCCGCTCGTCACCGATGCGGCCGACGTGTACCCGGCGCAGCCGCAGTGGATCAACAACCCCACGGCGACAGGCACCGTGGCGGTTAGCGGCACATGGTCGGGCAACCTGCCAACAGGCTGGAGCATCAGCACCAACGGCAGCGGGATCGGTGGCACGACCGCCATCGTGGCTGCGGCGGACGTTGATCCGACCGACACCAACACGGTGCCATGGGTTCGCATCACGCCTACCTCATCGAGCAGCTTCGCGCAGATTAGCCTGACGTTCACCGCGTCTGGCCGCACCATCACGACCAGCGACCCGAGCACGCTGGAGCAACTGCTCGAAGTGAAGGCTGAGGGGCTGGAGAACTTCGATCTGCTGGAGTTCTGGATGCAGAACAACAGCGGGAACAAAACAACCCAAGTGGCGTACCTTGGTCTGCGCGCATCGGGCCTGACGGCTGGGCCGGCCCTGCTGCGCCAGAAGTACAGCCGCGCAGGCAACACGGCAGGCGGCACGCCGATCATTGGCGTGGTTTACATCTACAGCGTCGTAGCGGACTCGGGGGGCATGGGCTCGATCCTCGTGCGCTGCCCGTCGATCAGGGGTTGATATGGGCATTCTGGGAACCGGCTCACACGACCGCGAACTGCTCGTCGCGTCCACCACCTACACGCGGTCCATCACCATTCCTTCCGGGAGTGGGCGGCGACTGGTGGTGGGGCTTGCGGCTGGCCGTTTCGACATCGACAACCAGGTCAGCATCACCTATCCAAAGGGTGGATCGGCCACGGCGTTGACGCTGATTGCGCAGACCAGCAGTTCGCCAGCGCCGCGCGTGCACATGTGGGAGATGCTGGACCCCGATGTCGGCACCGCAAACCTGACCATCACCAACACCACCAACACCAACGGCGGTCGCTGGTACTGGATGTGGCTCGACGACACGGCGGCCGGCGCTGCGACCGGATTCACCATCGAGAGCAGCAGCAGCACCAACGGCGTGCCCGCAGCTACCGTAGGCGGCACGGATGTCGCCGTGTGCGTCGGCTTCTCCCTGGCGGGCACCGGCACGCTGGAAGCCGGCATGACCTCAATCGCCACCGTCAACGGCACGCAGGGCGGCTACAGCACCGGCGCGGTCCCAGGCTACACCTACGCATCGGCGAACCAGCTGGCTGCCGTCACGGTCGTAGTGCCGCAGGCTGGCGGCGGCAGCACCGGCAGCTTCACCCTCGACGACTTCGCCTTCACCGGCACCCTGGCCAGCGCGCCCGCCTCAAGCCTGCTCGGCACACTTACCCTCGACAACTTTGTTCTGTCCGGCACGCTAGGTCTACTTCCTGGGCGTGTTGACACACCGCCTTTTACGAATTGGACCGGAACACTACTTCCTGGCACTACAGTACCTAACGTAGTGTTTTTACGACTTGATCGCACTACAGCTTTAGCGTTAACAAATCAAACAACAGCAGGGGATGCTGTACTTACGGTAGAGAATGCAGCATTGGTTAGTGGAGTTCCATATGTCATGGTGACGTACAACGTAGACGGCACTATAGCAGGAGCCCAAAGGGTAGTTGCAGCATGACTGTAATGAGCTATTGTTACGGTGGAACTAAAACACCTGACGGATACCACTATGGGCTTGGTGGGTTGGGTATTCGTGGCGACTCCCTTCCAGACTTTGGTGTTGCTGGTCCTTCTCTTCAGTATGAAGACATTACATTGCCTGGAGAAGCTGCTGATGAGTTTCGTGTTGTACTTCTTACAACTCCAACTCTAGGCACGCTGTTTGTTTACGAAGACAGTAGTTTTGAATATAGTGGTCCAGATGGAGTGCATACATTTACGTATGCTGGCTACAAAAATGGCGTCTTATATGGTACAGCCACAGTTACACTCACCATTGGTCTTGGTTTAGGTGGTAACTTAGTGTTGGATGGTTTTCTTGTTGAAGGCGCGTTTGAAGGTGTTGACTTTATTCCAGATACACTTGGTAGGCGCATAGCACCGCGCGTAGCTTTGCGCGCTAATGGTGAATTACTAGTATTGTTTTAAGGAATAACATGCCATATACTAAAATGGTTAATGGTAAGTCTGTGCGCGACTACAAGAAAGAGCGTGCAAAATACCACAGCCGGCCTGAGCAAATGGAGAACAATGCCGAGCGAAAGCGTGCTCGTAGGAAACTAGAAGCAGAAGGTAAAGTAAGGCCGCATGACGGCAAAGATGTTGACCATAAGAAACCACTAAAACGGGGTGGTTCAAGTGGTAGGTCCAACCTCCGTGTACAAAGTAGGTCTACCAACCGTAGTGTAAGTAAAACTAGTGGCAACCGTATGAAGGGCAGTGGTTAATGGCAAAGCTCAGTGCAGCAGATAGGCAAGCACTACGAGAGGCGTGTGAAGCAGACCTAGAAACTTTCATCAAGGTTGTTGCACCCCATCGTGTGCTTGGTGCTGTGCATAGTGAGTTGTGCCGTTGGTGGCAACGTCCAGATGCCAAGGACAACCAACTTGTTCTTCTTCCACGGGACCACCAGAAGAGTGCAATGATTGCCTATAGGGTGGCACACCACATTACTAAACATCCAGATGCTACAGTGTTGTACGTGAGTGCTACTGCTCTTTTGGCTGAAAAACAGCTTAAGGCAGTGAAGGACATTTTTACAAGTGACATTTATATGTACTTGTGGCCTGACATGGTGAATGTCAACGAAAATAAGAGAGAGAAGTGGACCAACGATGAGATTAGCGTTGACCACCCTATGCGCCGTGCTGAAGGCATTCGAGACGCCACTATTAAGGCAGCGGGTATTACAGCTAACGTAACAGGACTGCACTGCACTGTAGCAATTCTAGACGACGTAGTAGTGCCTGACAACGCCTATTCTGAGATTGGTCGTGAGAGCGTAAGAGCTTTCTACTCACAACTTTCTTCCATTGAGAGTACGGGAGCTAAAGAGTGGTGTGTGGGTACTCGCTACCATCCTGCTGACCTCTACCGCGACATGATGGAAATGGTAGAAATCTATTACGACAAAGACACAGAAGAAGATGTAGAGCACCCCGTATATGAGGTGTTTGAAAAGGTTGTAGAAACAACAGGTGAGTTTCTATGGCCTAAGCAGCGCCGCAGCGATGGAAAGACATTTGGCTTTGACGAAAAAGAACTTGCCCGCAAGAAGGCTAAGTACCTAGACGTTACACAGTTTTACGCACAATATTACAATAACCCCAATGCTGTAGAAACTGCCCTTATTGATAAGAGTAAGTTTAACTACTACGACCGTAGTAAGGTGGAAAACATCAGCGGTGCGTGGTATGTAGGTGATAGACTTCTATCTGTATATGCTGCAATGGACTTTGCTTACTCTGTTACTAATACTAGTGACTATACAGTGATTGGTGTAGTTGGCGTAGACGAAGATAGTAACTACTACATTCTAGACATTGACCGCTTTAAGACTAATAAGATTTCTGTAATGTACGACAGAGCAGAAGCTGTATTTCGTAAATGGCGGTTTAAGAAAATGCGGTGTGAAGCTGTAGCAGCACAGCGTCTCATCGTGCAGCAGTTTAAAGACTACATGCGGGGCCAGTCCATCGTCTTTACAGTAGACGAATATTTTCCTCCTAAGACAATGAACAAGGCGGAACGCATTGCCTCTATTTTGGAACCTCGCTATCAAAACAACCAAATCTACCACTACCAAGGTGGCAATTGTCAAGTGCTGGAAGAAGAGTTGTTAATGAACAACCCGGAACACGACGACGTTAAAGACTGTATTGCTGCCGCAGTGGAAATTGCAAAGCCAACAATTGGAAGCAATCGTTGGGGTCGAAAGGACAATGTTGTGAGTTTTAATTCTCGTTGGGGTGGAGTGTCTTACCGATGAACAACAACATTCAATCGGCCGTAAGTGAAGATGCGCTTGTCTACACCATTGTGGACAAGTGGATTAAATGGAATCAAGCTAAAATTGAGTGGCGTACCTCTATGCAAGAAATGCGCCAATATTTGTTTGCTACGTCCACCAAGACTACTACTAATAGTAAGTTGCCTTGGAAGAACTCCACTGTAACGCCTAAGCTAACACAGATTCGGGACAACCTACACGCCAACTACATGGCTGCGTTGTTTCCGTCTGATGACTGGTTCTTTTGGCAAAGTGAAGACAAAACTGAAGAGTTGGCTAAGAAACGGCGAGCCATTACTTCGTACATGAAGCAGAAGATGAAGGCGTCTAACTTTCAGCTTCTAGTTAGTCAACTTATTTACGACTACGTTGACTTTGGTAATGTGTTTGCCACCTACGACTACGTGCGTGATGTCGTGGGCTCCAACGTGCGCTATGTGGGCCCTAAAGCCTATCGGCTCAATCCAAATGACGTAGTGTTTAATCCCGTAGCTGACAGCTTTGAAAACACGCCCCTAGTGCGCCGTATGCTTCAGAGTTTAGGCGATCTAATGACAGACTTGGAAACTAAGCCTGCACTTGGGTATGACAAAGCAGTTGTGGAAAAGGCTCTGGAGTTTCGTGGCCAATATAGGGAAGACCCCGAGTTTAAGAAAGAAGTAAATCTAGCCATTGATGGGTTTGGTAGTTTTGACGAGTATGTTGAAAGCGACATGGTGGAGCTTCTAGAATATTGGGGCGACATTTACGACTCTGAATCTAAGAAGGTGCTGCGTAACCAACTCATCACCATCATTGACCGCAAGTTCATTCTTCGCCGTAAAGAAAATGACAACTGGATTGGTGGTAAGCCCATCTTTCATTGCGGCTGGCGTCTGCGTAATGACAACCTGTGGGCACAAGGTCCGCTAGAACAACTGGTCGGAATGCAATATCGCATTGACCACCTAGAAAACCTAAAGGCTGACGTATTTGACCTCATTGCCTACCCTGTTATTAAGGTGATGGGCAACACGGTGGAAGAGTTTGAGTATGAGCCAGGAGCAACTGCCTTTTGCGGTGATGAGGGAGACATTGAATTTCTACGTCCTGATGCCACCGCATTGAACGCTGATATGCAAATTGCGGAGCTAATGAACCGCATGGAAGAGTTGGCAGGGGCACCTAAGCAAGCTATGGGTATTCGCACCCCAGGTGAAAAGACTAAGTATGAAGTACAAACGCTGGAAAATGCAGCGGGACGCATCTTCCAATCCAAGGTGAGTTGGCTAGAAAGAAACATCCTTGAGCCTGTTCTTAATGGCATGCTTGCTGAATCTGTTCGTAACTTCCAAGCGGTGGAGAGGATTCGCTATGAAGATGATGAAACAGGTGCAGAAATGTATGTCGAAATTACGAAGGAAGATTTAATGGCGGTAGGCAAGCTCTACCCCGTTGGCGCTCGCCATTTCGCTGAACAAGCTAAGTTTGTACAAGAGTTGAGCCAAACCATTGCAGCCGTACAAGCTGTACCTACAGTGGCAGCGCACATTAGTGGCAAAGCCATTGCTAAGGCACTGGAAGAGAACTTGGGTTGGGCTCGCTATCGCATCGTACAAGATAATGCAATGGTGTTTGAACAACAAGAGACGCAGCGCCTAATGAACACTGCGGCTGAAGATTTACAAACTGAAATGGGCATTGATGAACAAGCTCCTACTGAACAACCGGCCGTCTGACAGTACGCCGGAAGAGTTTAAGAAGGCGTGGGACAATAGTGGATATGTGTTTGAAGCGTTGTACAAAACACTAGAGTCGTTCATCGCTCAAAACGAAGATGTGAAAAAGGATGATTTTGATTGTCCTAACCACTATGCAAAGCTGGCCTATCAAGCGGGCCTAAACCAAGCGTGGAAACAGGTATTAGACATGCTACCTGAATCTGCTAAACCCTAGTAAGGAAAGTCATGACAGTTGACACTATTTTTGGTAGTGATGGTTCCGACAAGAACTCCACTACTAACCCGGCCAAGACAGAGGATCAGGGTCTGCTAACCGCCCTAGTTGGCGATAAGCAAAAGTACAAGAGCGTTGAAGAGTTGGCGAAAGCCTACGTGAATGCGGACACCTTCATTGAACAGCTAAAAGAGGAAAACCGAAAGCTACGCGAGAAGGAAGCTGCTGCCCGTACCATTGACGACGTTCTGGAGCGAATGAACAAAAAGGAAGACAAACCGGCAGACACCCCGGTCAACACCAGCCAACTAACTAAGGATGATGTTGCTGCCCTTGTAGAACAAACGCTCTCTGGTAGAGAAACTGCACGTACCCGTGAACACAACCTCCTTCAAGCGGACAAGCTGATGAAGGAAAAGTTTGGTGAGAAAGCTGCTGAAGTATTTAAAAGTAAAGCTGCTTCCCCTGAACTGGTTAAGGTTTACATGGAACTTGCCAGCGTATCACCACAAGAGTTTGTAGCTGTGTTTGCGCCATCTAGCGAACAACCAAACGGCGGCACTGTCGCCACAGGTTCTGTCAATACCACCACAGTGGTTCCTACTAGTAATCGGGATAACCTTCCGGGTACGAAGGAGTGGGCCAACAAGGTGCGTCGAGATAAGCCTGATGAATATTGGTCGCTGGAGTTTCAGACCCGTCTACAACGTATGGCTATTGAAAATCCCACCCTCTATTTCGGAGATAAATAATGTCAGGCTTTAATTTTGCAAAGGTTAACGAACATCTAGTTCGTACCGAACTGTGGAGCGCCCAACTCAAGGACGTTCTACTTGACCAACTCATGGGCACCAAGTATCTGCGGATGCTTAATGGTTTCCCTGATGGCAACCAATTCACTATTCCGTCAATTGGCGAACTGCCAATGCGCGAAATCAGTGAAAACGATCCGGTTGTCTACGACACGATGGACACTGGTGAGTTCACTTTCCAGATTGACCGTTACGTAGAAGCTGCCACGTTCATCACTGATAAGGCCAAGCAAGATAGTTTTTACTCGAATCAACTCATTGCAATGTTCCCGCAAAAGATGCGTCGGGCACTGGAAGAGAACATGGAATCCAGTATTCTTACTCTGGTGAACCAACAGACTCTGAGCAACCTCAACTCCATCAACGGTGCAGCCCACCGCTTCGTGGCCTCGGGTAACAGCAACACCACGCTGAACCTCGACAACTTTGCTCAAGCCAAGTATGCGCTTGACAAGGCTAACGCCACTGGTGCCCGCATTGCCATCATCGATCCCAGCCAGGAATTTGAACTGAACAAGCTGGTAGGTGCGCAGGGCTTCGTTAACAACCCGCAATTTGGTGGCATGGTGAATGGTGGTTTCGTTAACCAAACGACTTC